TATGTTTGCTCAAATGCCAACTGCTGGTGCGGCAATGACACCAGAGCAAGCATTGTCTGTTGGCGGTTTACAAGCCGGTCCGACACCGCAACGCGCTGCAATGATTGGTCAGCCTATGCCTGCCGGTACTGCAACAACTGGCGGTATGCCTGCTTTGACGCAAGTGCAGATGGACATCTTGCGGCGTATGCCTGCCAAAGAGGGCAGAGCAGAACTCTTAAAGCTGTCTCAGCCACCAGAGATCACAGGCCAAGCATTCAAGGGTGCTGATGGCAATTACTATTACATGACCAAACAAGGTCCAATCCCAGCGTCAATTGCGCCTGCTGACTTGGGCGCTGAAGAGTTTGGTGCTGCTGTTCCTGAAGTGGTTGGCGGTCAAACTCAAATGGTGCAGTACAACAAAAAAGGCGATAGAAGAGTCGTTACAGGCGTAATGCCTTACGAAAAACCAGAAGCATCGCCAGCTGAAGTTAAATTATTAGAAGCGGCAAAGATGCCGATCACCATCGAAAACATCATGGCGATTCGCAGATCAGGCGCTGCCAACATAACTCAAAACGCAGAAAAAGGTGGCCTTGCGCTTGCATATGAGCAGGGAGTCAAAGACCTTGCCGCATCAAGAGATATGGCGCGGTCTGCCAATGCAACACTTGCAAACATTGACAGAATTTTGCCTGCACTTGATACGGCAATCACTGGTCCTGCCGCTGACTTCAGAGCAACACTATTGCGTGTTGGCAAACAATTAAATGTTGCTGGCGCTGATGCAGATCAAATCCTTAAAAATACCGCCACTGTTGTGCAAGGACTTGCACAGCAAGAACTTGATGCAGCATCTCAAATGCGTGGACAAGGTACATTGACTGATGCAGAGCGAGCAATTTTGCGCCGCGCTGCTGGTGGTGATGTAAGTTTGACGGCAGGCGAGTTGCGTGTCGGTTTACTTGCTGCACAAAGATCAGCAAGAGCAAGGGCTGAATCGCATGGACAGTTGTTAAGTACAGCGGTCAGAACGATCCCATCGTTGGCACAGATTGCGCCAATGTATGAAGTGCCAGTCTATGGCGCACCAGCAGCAAATCCATTGCAAAATGCGGTGCAACAAGAGATTGACAGACGCAAAGCCTCTGGAGGAAAACGATGAGTGATGGACTAAGTCAATTCAGTTATGAAGAACTAGAGGCTATCCAAAAGGGTGACTTTTCAAAACTGTCAATGGAAAAGTTGGAAGCATTGAAGGAGGTTGCTGGTGGTTTGCCTACTCAGCAAGCACCAACGCAAGTTGCGCCAATTCCTGTTGCAGTTGCGCCACCAGCGCCTACACAGCGTTTGCGTGCAATTGCACAAGGCGCAACATTGACAGGCGCTGATGAGGCAGAGGCTTATTTGCGTTCAATGGCTGGCGAAGACTATCAAACAGCGTTGGCTGACATCAGGTCAAAAACAAAAGCCTATCAAAAGGACAGGCCATTTGAATCGCTTGGCTATGAGGCTTTTGGCGGTCTATTGCCTGCGGCTGCCGTCACATTAGGAACTGGTGGTGCAGCCGCACCAGCAACAGTGCCTATGGCGGCAAAGACAACCGCAGATGTCGTCAGAGGATTGGTTGGAACATCTGCGCTTGGCGGTTTGTATGGGGGCACAACCGGATTCCTGTCTGGTGAGGGTGATGTCTTTAGTCGTTTGGCAAATGTGCCTGGCGGTACAGCAGTCGGCGCAACCGTTGCACCAGTAGTAAAGACGGCCATTACCGGCACTGGAATGCTTGTTGATAAGGTCACAGACTTTGCTCGCCGTCTTGCTGGTGGCCGTGGCGCAAAAGTAGTTGAGACTGAATTACAGCGTTTGGCGGGTGAAACTGGACTCACCACAGATGAGATCATTGACCGCATTGCTCGCGGTGAGATCATGGCTGAGAACGCCACATTGCTGGCCGCTGTGCGCGGTCTGTACGCTCAAGGTGGAAAACCATCAACCACATTGATGTCGTCTTTGACGCGCAGACCTGAAGAGCTACGCACCTCAGTGCTGACAGATATGCAAAAGACTCTGGCTGGCCAAGAGGGTAATGTGTTGCGTCAATTCAAGTTGAATGACAAGCAACTCAAAGAACTTGAAACAGAGGCATACAAAGATGCTTTTGGAACTGGTGGAGTTATTGACTCAACATTGTTGCAAAGTGTGACTGATGCCTTGAAGCGTTCACCATCAGCAGTAAAAGATATCAACGATATCTATATTGCACAAACCGGCAAAAAGCCATTTTTCTCATTTGACAAGAATGGCAACATCAACTTCAACCGCACACCCACACTGGAAGATGCCGAGGTAATTCGGCGTGGTATTCAGACATCAGTAGATCAGGCATATCAAACAGGCCGTGGCGGTGTTGGTGGCGCTCTCAAAGAGGTTGAAGAAGCATTGCGTGATGCAATAGACACATCATCGAAGAAGCTCGCTGATGCGCGTTTGCAGGCCGCTGTGAGGCGCACCGCAAGGGATGCATTCGATGATGGCCGTAAGGTATTTGGCAAAAGTGCAGATGAGGTTGCTATTTTGGTGGAAGAGTTGTCGCAAAAGCCTGGCGCGCTGTCCGCATTCCGCGCAGGCACTATGGATGCCATCCGCAACAAAATGACAACTGGCACACGCACATCAATGATGGCAAATCTTGCAAATGCAAACTCTAAGGAGGGTTTGATATTGCGGACGATTTATCCTGGCGATGAACTAGCTGGCATCTTGCAACGCATCAACACTGCGGCTCAGTCTCAAGCCGCCAAGAGTTACATTCTTGGTGGGTCTTCAACTGCTCCAACATTGTTGCAGGCGGCTCGCACTGGAATGAATATCTCTGCCGAAGAGATTGCAAATGTGATGTCGGCAAATCCTTTGACGATGGCATCATCAGCAGTAAGCATTGTGAAAAAAGTTGCAACCAAACAAAATAAGAATATGACAGAGGCACAACGCGATGCTGTTGCAAAGATACTTGTCTCCGAAGACCCTGATCTTGTGCGCCGCGCATTGACTGACACCAGTGCAATGGCGACATTGCAAAAGAAACTGAACGACTTCTCACGCTTTGCCGGCAAGACTGTGCCTTACAGTTTGACCGGCATCACGGCAGGAAGAGTGCCAAACGCGTTTCAGCAAGGACAATAAATCATGGCAAAAGAAACTGGATTACTTGGCGATATTTTGGGTTATCTGCAAGACCCAAACAGGACGCAGGCTTTGCAAGGCATTGGCGGCTTATTGCAATCTGGCGTGTCGAATATGGAGCAATCCAGAGACAAATTTAGAGAATTAAATGCTCGCGCATTTGCAGATAAAAAGAATCCCATCAAGGTCACTGATCAGGCGGCTTTCGATGAACTTGTCAACATGACAATGTCTGGTCCAATGTCGTTTGCGCCTGCTGGCATCACTAAGAAGATTGCTACCGTGATGAATCCATCACGCATTGCTTTTCCTGATATCTATAAAAACCCGCGTGAATTGGTGCAAGAGGCAACAAGCCGTGTGGCTACAGAAAACCCTCTGATGAAACAATTGTTTGGCGTGACCAGACAGGACTTATTTGACATCTCTCAGCAAGGCACTCGCGCTGGCAATATCACTGATGTACCGTTTAGAACTGCCGCCAATCCTAAAGGTGCAAAGCACGCGCCACAGGTTATGAATCCGCGCAATGTGCAGCGTTTGCAAGACATTGTGGCCGAGGCAAAGCAGCAGCCAGAACTGTACAAAGGCATGGCATCTTGGTACACCATGGACCCGCTATATCAGCGATTTGTTGATATATATGGCGCTGACAAAGCTATTGGCGAGTACAACAAATTCAATGCACTGACAGGGATGTCAAGTCCTGGCAGCGAGGTGCTCACCGAATTAAACCGTGGTACTGCCGCCAACATGATGGACACCATGGGAAGATTTGAAGACTTCCGAACTTTTGGCGGTATTTCTGAAAAGAAACGAGGAAAGAATTTTCCTCCAGAACTGGCTGGCGTTATCGGCCATCCATATCACAGCACCGCGCAGGCCGGTCCAATGGGCAAGTATTTAGCCGGTGGATTGCTGGACATGGACTCTGCCAAAGTGCCAAGCTATATCCATGCGTCTGGTGTGCCAGAGACAGGCTTTCAAACGCAATGGCCGGTTGGAGACGCACACTGGTCACGATTGGTAGGTTTGCCTGATGTGCGTGGCGCAACAACCTCTAAGGGCGTTCAAACAATACCAAAGGCCAGCGCGTCAGTGCCTGAGATGGTTGCGCTTGGACCGTGGTTCAATCAGAAAGTGGCGCAACCTATGGAGCTTGAGGCAGTGCCTGCACAAGCTGTTATTTGGGGCGCTGGATCAGGCGCAACCGGAGTGACTTCACCTATTGGTGCGCCAAAGCTAGAGTTGCTGGCGCAACAAATTGGTGAGACAGCAACCAGATTGGGTATCTCTCCAGAAAGCGCCAGAGACTTAATTATCAGAGGACAGGCTTATGCCGGTGGCATTACCAAAGGCGGCATCCTGAAAAAAGAAGATTATTGATCTTCATCAAGCCAATCAATAATTTGATTTATGGCCTCCTGCGCTGACGGTGTTTCACCGGATGCGACTTGTACTTCATTTGCCTCATCAAGCATTTCAATCAAAAATGCTTTGAGTTTTTCTTTGTCAATCATCACTTATCTCCAAACAGTGCAGCCACCAGCGGATCACGCCGTGGCTTTAACCTCTTGCCTCTTTCCCTTGCCAAGCGGAAAGCCTTATCGTCCAATGTCTCGCGCTCTCTGAATCTACGCAACCTCTCCATGGGTGTCAGTGGTGGAGGTTTGACGGCATCAGTGCCGATGCCATAGCGGTACACCGCCACCAGCACTCTGCCCGATCTGCGCCACTCTTGTATGTGGACAGTGCCAGCGAGTCGCAGACGGTTGATCATCTGCTGCGCTGACCTCTCGGTGCAGTACACCTTGGCCGCCAGCTCTGGCGCTGTGCAGGCTGTGCGCTGGAGTAAGTCAATTACCTTGGGCAGTCTTGCGGATTTCAAGTATTGCGTTCCTTGAGTTGCTGTTCAATGAACTCACGCAGTTCGTCAATTTCTTCATGCAACCGCTGTTGAATCATTGAGTTGCATATGATGCCGTTTTGATGGTCAGGGTGTTCTTCACAGCGTTGATAGAAGTCTTTTATGTCTTCGTATTTCATGTGTTCTTCTCCTTGAGTTTGTCTTGAAACCCAACAACCGCCAACACAGACAACTCTTTGAAGTCATCTCTGTCCATAGTGATGGATACGCTGTGGTCTTTGCCAATGCCGACAACACTTGTGACCCATCCCTTTCCCCAATACTCTGTCTTCTTAGCGGCTCGTTGAAAACCATTGCGTCTGACCAACTCAAATAAAAGTTGCTCATCTGAGAAAGTCTCTATGCTTCTGTCCCATCTTGTGTCTTTGCTCATGTGTTTCCCCTTGCTCTGATTTTTGCCGCAAACACTTCACCGCCTTTAACAATTCCATCCTCACACAACTTTGCACAGGCTTCACGCTCTGCCCTGACTGCCGCTTCACGGGACTCATGCAACTCACGCATCACCTCGATGACCGCCAATTCATGCTTGAGCATGATGGCCTTAATCATCTCAATTGGCTTCTCAATCATCGCCATCGCCGCTGCTTTGTTTTGATCGGTTTCGTTTTGGGCTTGGGTGATTGCCTCTTGATGTAGTTTGCTAAGTGATTTCATTGCTTTTTCCTTTTCTCAGCACTCTCAATCAAATACTTTCGCAGCCACAGGCCGCCACCCAGTTTGCGCCATTCTTTGAATTGCTCCTGCGTCAACCGCGCCCCTATGATTTTGGGGTTGGTGGTCAACTCTGTCTTTGGGCGTGCCATCTATTTGTCCTCGGTCTGGTCCAGCAGAAATTTGATGACGCAAAAGATCACCAGTAGCGTGATTGTGATGGAGAGCACCGCCACAAGCAAAAAGTTAATTATGGTTTCCATACGCGCAGCACCTTGGATTTGTGGATGGGTTCGTCAACCGCTGGCGCGTTGCCAAAGCGTGGTGTCCAACCGTATCTGCGCCAAATTGCCTGCACATCAGCGCCTCTGGTTGGTGTGAATGCGGCATCAAACACATGAATGGTTGGCCATGTGATCTTTGTGCCGTGTGGGGGTGTCCAGTTGAGCTTTCTCATTTTTGAGTCGCCAGCAATTCCATCTCGACATCTTTCACGCGGTCACGCAGTATGCTGACCTCATGCTCCAGCTCGGTGATCTTGCGTTGCATTCTTTCGCGTGTCATGTTCTCCGCGTGCGCCCATCCGATCAATGTGCCCTCGGTGACTGCCATACGCGCAAACTTGGCGTATTCATCGCGGGTGAGAAATCCACCGCCCACTTCCATGGGTGGCGTGAACTTATTGACAGCGCGGTCAATTTCCATTTGCATTGTCTGTGACATGGTTTTCTCCTTTGGGTTATTCATTCTTGCTCTCTCGCTTTCAGCATTGCGTCTGCCATTGAGTAGGAGCCAGCCGCGATGATTTCCACGTTTGGCGCGTCGTTGTTGTTCAGGCCGCAATACCCCTTGTCATAGGCGTCCCACATGATCTGCATTGCCTTGGCAGCAAAGTAGTCACGCAGACTCATGCCTCTTGAATTTGTTTCTTGGTCTTCTATGTAAACGCTTTGAACTGGAAATGCTGGTGGGTTATTCATGCCGACCACCATGCGACAAGCAGTGCAGCCAAGCCAGTGCCGATGGCGAGGCACAGCAGGTAGTCAAAGGCTGCCTCTGCGCGTTTGGAGAGGCGGCGGTGCGCCTCTACGGTGAATGCGTGTTGTGTGTGGTTCATAAAAGCCTTTCAGGTTGTTGACGAAGTAATCATATCAATATTTCCAAATCTGTCAAATACCATGCGATTTAGTCAGGTATTCCATCCCTTACAATCCCTCTGCCGGTGTCATGCTTTCCGGCAGTTGCCTTGAGGGTTGGCGTGAGTCAACCCTCTTTTTTTGCCTTAAACTTGACCATCTCCACAAAACATGGTTAACATTCTACGCATGAAAATAGCACAACAAGCAATTCTGGACATCAAGCACAAGGTAGAGGCTGCCGGATTCAAGATGTCCGATCTGTCCCGCGTGGCCGAGATCAATCAGGCTCAGATCAGTCGCTGGCAGAACGGCATCACAGAGCCACTTTACAGCACCGTGGTGCGCTTGGAGCAGGCAGCGGATGCGCTGGTGTCAGCACGCATGACGATGCTCAACAAGGCCATGGATGAGGCCGTCAAATGATTAGAACCATCGGAATTGACTGCGGCTTAAACGGCGCTATAGCGGTGTTGGTAGACGGCCAGTTGCTATCGGTACACGATATGCCAACGCTGACGGTGGACATCAACAAAAAGACCAAACGACAGGTCTCACCCAATTTGCTGGCTCATTTGATTGAGTCTCTCAAGCCAGATTTAGCCATTGTGGAGCGTCCAGCGGCGCGGCCAGGTCAAGGCGTAACCGCCATGTTTGGCTTTGGCCGCAGCCTTGGTGTCGTTGAAGGTGTGCTGGCCGGACTCAGTGTGCCAGTGACCTATGTTGCACCAGCCACATGGACTAAGGCCATGGGCAAGGCCGCAGGCAAAGACGCATCCAGACAGCGTGCCATTGAGTTATTCCCCGCCATGTCGGAATACTTCAAGCGCGTCAAAGACGATGGCCGAGCCGAGGCAACGCTGATCGCAATGTGGGGGATTCGCAATGCAAGATAAAGAGAGACAAGTCATGCGCGAGCACATCATCTGGCTGGGCACTCAGCTCGAGGCGCAACGCAAAGCCAATCAGGACAAGGTGGTGCTACTTAAACGCATCCTAGACCCCGAAGACCTTGGACACGCTGTCAGCCATGAGGTAAGGCAGTTGGCGTATCAGATCATCATCAATGACCATCACTTGGAAAGAGACACATGGCAACAAAACAACGCAGACTAAGACCATCAGCAAGCTCACGGTGGATTGCGTGTCCTGGCTCTGTGAAACTCTGCGCTCAAGTACCGCAACGCCCATCAGGCGAGGCCGCACAGCGTGGCACTGCCATTCACGCGCTGGCCGAGACTTGCTACCAGCTCGACACTGACCCCATGAAATTCATTGGCGAAGAGATTGAAGGCGTGATCTTGGACGCTGACGATTGTCAGATGGCACTCGACTACCTGAACGAGATTTGGAATATCGAAGGGCTAACAGAGCGCATGAATGTCGAGCACCCAGTCAAGTATCAGTCTGCTGAATACATCCAAGTGGGCGGCACTGCTGATGTCGTGGGTTACTCCATGAAGAGTGGCAAGGTCTATGTCACTGATCTCAAGACTGGCAAGGGCTATGTGTCAGAGGACTCAACTCAGCTCAAGATTTACGCGCTTGCGTACACGCAGGGAATGTCACGCGATTGGATCAAAGAATTCCATCTCACGATTGTGCAACCGCACTCAGGCGAGCCGCGCACTCTTGTGATGCCAGCAGCAGAGTTGTGGGAGTGGGAAGAGAAGATACTGCGTCCCGCGATGATCGCCACACAGCTTGATGACCCGCCACTGTATATGTCGGAGTCTGCCTGTCAGTGGTGTGACGCGAAGACGATCTGCCCTAAACAGAAACAGCAATTCGATGTCGTGGCCACACAGACAGACATCACCACCATGAAGAAAGATGAGATTGCGGAGGTGATGAAGACGCTGACACCGGATCAGATCAGCGCCATTCTGGACAAAGCACCGATGGTGGAGAAATTCATCAAGGCGGTGGAAGAGCACGCAATGCAGGCCATGGAAAAGGACGGCATGGTGCTGCAAGGAT